AACATTCTTTACGGACTTAAGTGTTCCGGTAGGAGTGATGAGTTTTGCAGAATCATCATCGGAACGATAATTCTCTGGTGTTGGTCCACCGAGGTCTTCCCAATTACCAGTTTGACCAGGAGCAATGCCCGTAGTCAACTTTTGCATTGGTTCTGCTGCCTTTGCATTTGCATTTACGGCAGTGCGAGATTGGGTTGTGCCTGTTTCCATTTCTTGTAAGTTTTTACCACGGGACATTTGAACTCTCCGATTTACCTATGTTAAATCTATATTTATTTATAATTTAAAGATTTGATAGAAATTCTTGAAATAAATTCACTTTGTGTTCATCAAGAATTTTTTGATCTACAAGAGTATTGATTCTCTTGTATGTTTTTTTTGCTGCCTGTTCTTTTAGAATTCCACCATCCCAACACCATTCCTTACCTTCCATAATGCCCTGAACAAATGCATCAGGTGCAGATGGGTCCGCAACAAGATCAGCAGCAGTTGCAAGCATAAAGTCTTCACCAACAATTTTGTGTCCTTCATTTGTTTGAAGCAATGAACCAACACCACGAGAAGAAACTCCAAGAGTTACACCTTCACCAATTAGTGATTGTGCAATTTTGCCCATTGGTGTAGATAAAAGTTGTGCTCTTCCTTTAAAATTATTTCCTTCACGAACAAGTGAAGTGATCATATGAGAAACACGATCCAAATTTACAGTTGGTCCATCAGGATGCCCAAGTTCACCAAGAGCACGACCTTTTTGAACAAATGTTTCATTATATCTGTTCACTTCACGTTCTAAAATATGGATTGGGTATTCTCTATTGTTACGATTTTTAACACCACCTTGAAGAAATGTTCCTTCAATAAACATTTTTTTGGAAGCACCCCTTCCTTCAGTGATGAAATTGACTTTTTGTACTTCTTCTGTGATTAGTTTCATTTTTATGCCTGTGATGCGATTTGGACTTCTGCAATATGCAAATGAGTGTTATTTGTTTCTGCGTATGCTTCAACTTTTACGCACCTAGAGACAGTAGCATTTGTAACAGTAATTACACCAACAACTGAACTAGTGTTTGTATTTATAATCATCGAATTTGCACCTGGATTAATACTAGATACAGTTACGAATGAAGTATTTAATCCAGATGGTTGTGCAGATAAAATACTAATTCTATCTCCAACGATGAAAGGAACTCCTGCATTTTCGGCAAAAGTAATTGTAGTGCTAGTACCAGTTGTAATACCTGCTATTTGTTGTCTAGCAACTCTAAATTTTAAAATTTCACTTGTATTTTGTGGTATTAGAAAACTAGATTCAGTGTTTGCGATTCCAGTAACAGAACCTTCAATTACGTGAACGTGGCTATTTCCTCCAGATGAAGTCATTCTCAAATAACCAGATTGTAAATTAATTACTCCACTTGTAGCAATTCCGCTATTTGGAATTGCTATTGCAGTAATATTTTGTACAATTTTTAAAGCCATTAGTTTTCCTCATCTTCTTCGTATTCGTCATCACCTTCTTCATATGTCTCCGAATCCTCTTCACCAAAAAGACTAGAAGCAACATAAGGTTTTGCGTCTTCTACTCTTCCGGCACTTTTTGCAAACAGAATATCTTTAATTCTGTCTGCAATTTGTGAAGGGGAATCATCAGTAACAATCATATCTACTAAATCTTCCATATTTTTATAATGTATAATAACTAAGAACTATTTATATCTCTCCACCTTTCGGTATTTCAATTTCTGCTGCTTTTCCTTGTTTTTCTAAATCTGGTTCCATTATTGGTTGCCCTAAATTCATTTCGTTGGGAGAAGATTGCATCGGCATTCCAGTAGTTGGGTCAATTGGTTGATTTGGATCTGGAATAATTCCTTCTTTAATTTCTTTTTGAATTTGAGCATCAATTTCTTTCATTTGTCCATCAGATTGCTTTAATACTTTTGATCTGATGTATTGTGCTGAAAAGTATTTACCAATATAAGGTTCCATTGCAGCAACAACCCCAAGTTGATCATTGCGAAGTTCATTTTCTTTTAGATCCGAAAAATGATTATCATAAACATAATCATATTGAATATGCTCTCTCAAAACTTCCCAATCTTGTAGTGTAACTATATTTTTCAAAATCAATTGTGTTTTTAGCGTATCATTAAAGACTTCTGAAAATCTTTTTCTAAGTCTTCCTACAAATCTAGTAAATTTAAGTTCATCTCTTAAAATTTCAGATGAACGGCCAAGATTGAAACCACCACCACCAACATCGATTCGACTTGAAGGTACATTTAACGATTTGTAAAGTTTCTTTTGAAAATATTCAATATCAGCAAGTTCTCCAAGATTTTGTCCACCCGGAAGTGTAGTAATTTCAGTTCCTCTTCCACCCTCTCTTCGTGGTAACCAGAAATCTTCCAACATAGCCATATATTTGCGATCATCTTTAATCTCTCCTGTATCTGCATTATAAACTAACTTATTTCGATAACGATTCATCACATCACGAAGATATTGTTCTGCTTTAATTTTTGGAAGATTGCCGACATCAATATAAAATATTCTTCTTTCTGGTGCTCTAGAAAGTCTATAAATCACAAGACTATCTTCAATCATTCTTAATTGATTGAGTGCTTTAATTGATTTATGAAGATAAGATAAAATAGTTTGCTTATTTCGATCTACAAGACCTGATGTTACATAGGTAATAGCATCTTTTGCAATTTTTACACTTTTTGCATCATTGTGAAAAGAGATTGATCCACTTGATCCAATAGAAGAATTTGGATCATAAAGATAATATTCTTCTATTTTTGGTGCTTGATGAATATCTATTGGTTCGTTACTTCTACTTAATGATGCTGGAAAATTTGCATTTTGTCCAGTTTGTTCTGCCTTACGAATAAAACGAATTTTAATTGGATCAATATATCTAATTTCTTGAATTCCAGCAGAAGGATTTTTTAAGTCAATTACTTTATGGTAAAAAATCTTTCCATCTACGTACCAATTTCTAAAAATTTCGTGTGCTTTTCTATCAAAATCCATAATTTCTTTAATGGATTTAAATTCATCACGAATAATTTGTTTTAATTTGTCTGATGCTGGAAGATTTGAAAGTTCGATTTCTACTGGTGAATCATTCAAATCTGATACAATAGCTTCATTTACGACATCTTCAATCGCACTATCACATTCTGGGTGTAAAGCCATTTCACGATATCTTTTTACAAGATCTTGTTCATTCTTATAAACACCTTCAATATCTACATATTGCCCATAAAAACCACTTTGAATGTAATAATCAGATTTATCTTCTGCATTAGGAGGAACTGGAGAAACAAGTTTTTTTGACTTATCTACTCCAGTATCTTGTATTTTGAACCCAAACAACTTAGACATCAATAAAATAAAATAGTTTCTACTATTTAGGCACCAGTTCCAAGTTGAGTTCCTCCAGAAGGATCAAGAGCATCCCACCATTGAACTTGAAGATCTACTGTAAATTCTTCAATTGTATCTGAAGAATCATAAGAAAGATCAATCGCACTTACAGAAGTTGGAAATACACCATAAAATCTGTATTGTTTTAATACAGGAATTTGTGTTGCAGAGGTTGGTGTGCCTCCACTTGTTAATGGTCTTCCGAATTGTTTTACATATACATCTTTTTGATAATCAATTGGATTTGTTTTTCCAGCAGCATCTTCGTGTTTATTGATAAGATTCATCCATCTTTCAAATGCAGTTCTAATTGAAAAATCAATATCATTGATTACGGTAATAGTCCAAGGATCAAATGTGCGATCTCCAGCAATTTTAAGATTTCTGCCCCTAAATGGAACATCAATAACACCTAAAGTAGATGCAGGAAGATTTGCAGCTTTTACTAAAAATCTAGTTTTATCTGCAAGTGTATCTTCTGTAGTTCCAACTGGAATTGAATCACTAGGAAAATAAAGTTCACACTCAAATAAATTAGGTCTTGTTCCACCACCTAGCATTCTACCCTTGAACTGTTCAAGAGTTCTATCTTTTGTATTTGGAATGTTTAAGTTAGCCATTTTAGAAATCCCCTATTGAATGTGTTAAACTGAACCTACGACTTCTTCAAAACTTACACCTGTGCGAGTAGCAACAAAGGTAAGACCGATGAAGTTAATAGATCTTGCTGGTTTTACGAAAATATCAGCTCTAAATTGATTTGCATCAATTATATCAGGAGTATTGTTTGTTTCATCGCAGATGACTAAAAAGTCAGTAATGCCTCTTTTTGATTTTACATCACGAAGATACGGTTCAACAATATTAATAAAATTAGATCTAGTGATTACATCATTAAACTCAAACAATTGTGCTCTTGCTGCTCTTTCAATTGATGATTCAATAGTAATGAATAAACGACGAACGTTTATTCTATCAAAAGCTGAAACATAAGATAGTGCAGTTTTATCACCAAAAAGAATAATACCAGCACCAGGTGAAAATATAATGGGATTAATTCTTTTCGGATAAAGAATATCTCTTTGTGCTTTTGATGGATTGTAAGCAAGTTTTACAGCCCCATTAATTGCTCCTCTAGATGCTCCAGCAGGAGAGAACCACGAATATTGATTGATTGATGTTCTAGCCATCAATCCAGCAACGTCAGCATTGCAAGGAATGTATCTAAA